CCAAGCGGCTCAAATGCGAGTGCAAAACGGCTTTTCCACAAGGGAAAGGGAATCGATTGAGCTTATTGGCAGCGACTTTGATAGAAATATAGACCAGTTGCAACGCGAAATTGAACGCATGAAGGCTGCTGGCATCCCCACACAGCCACAGCAGGGCATGTAAGGGAGGTGAAAAATTGGACAAATTCTGGCAGATAAGAAATATCGGCGAGGACGAAGCGGAAATCGTCCTATATGGTGAGATTTACTCTGATGGCGGGCTTTGGTTGGACGAAGAGGGCAATATAACGACACCTCGCCAGTTTTACGATGATCTGAAGGCCTTGGGTGACGTTAAAAGATTAACAGTAAGAATCAATTCAATAGGTGGTGATATATTCGCTGCACAGGCTATTTATACCCAACTTAAATCACATAAAGCAAAGGTGGTAGCTATTATTGACGGCATAGCCGCCAGTGCAGCAAGCGTGGTGGCTATGGCTGGAGATGTGGTCAAGATGCCCAACAATGCCCTCATGATGATACATAATCCTGCAATGGGCATGCTCGGCTATTTTACAGCCGATGAAATGAAAAAATACGCAAAACAACTGGAGGTGGTAAAGGAAGGTATTATCCATGCATATGTTGGTAAGACTGGGTTAGATGCAGAAAAAATATCCAGAATGATGGATAAAGAAACATGGATGACCGGCAAGGAAGCTAAAGAGCTTGGTTTCGTTGATGAAATACTCTTTGAGGATGTGCCGGTTGCGGCTCGAGGGGGAGTATTAATCGTGAATGGTGTCAGGCACGATATATCTAAGCTTAGCGTCCCGCTGCCCAAAATAATCAATGGGGTGTCTCCAGAAAATGTGTCAATGGAAACGGCAGACGAGGGTGAACCGTGGGAGGCCCCTAACCTAGAAGATTTTACGGATAAAAGCTGGGACGAGTTAACTGATGCTGAGAAAAGGCGAATCGCCGGGCATTTTGCCTGGGCCGCATCCATGCCTCCGGATACCTTCGGAGACCTGAAACTCCCCCATCACAGGCCGAGCGATGGCAAGGTGGTATGGCGAGGCGTAGCAAATGCGGCAGCCAGACTTGAGCAGAGTAACATCCCACAAGCCGACATGAGTAAAGTAAAAAATCATCTTGGAAGGCATTATGAGCAGTTCGACAGGACCCCGCCCTGGGAAGACAAAGCGGGAAATAATGAAAGTAAAAAGGAGGGTAAGCTGTTGGAAGCTAAAACTGTAGAAGAATTAAAAACAATATATCCAGATCTCGTAGCAAAGATAGAAGCGACGGCAAGAGAAGAGGGCATGAAGGCAGAAAGGGAAAGGATTAAGGCAATAGACGAGATTGCATCTGTCATGCCAAAGGATCTTGAAACAAAGGCAAAGTTTGAATCTCCCATGACGGTAGAGCAGGTTGCGATAGAGCTGCTAAAAATAGAGGCAGCCAAAAAGAAAGAGGCTATGGCTAAGATGATGGCCGACAGTCGTGATTCGGGTGTTGACGATATAAATGTCGCCCCTGATGCGCACGGCGATAAGGTCCAGAAGGAAGTAGTTATCAAATCCATGGCGGAGTTAATAAGCAAAAGGAGGGCAAAGAAATGGCAGAGTTAGTACAGAATCTCGGTTCTTTTGTGCCGGATAATTTAATAGTTGACGGATCAGTGCTGATCCTCACAAAGGCCGTAAAACTGGACGCCGGGCAAGGGGCATTAACAAGAGGGACAGTGCTCGGCAAGATAACTAAAGCCGTTGGTGAAATTGTGGGACCGGATACAGCTAAGGGCACAATAGGCACAGTGGTGCTTGGTAAGGCAGCAAAGCTTGGGGCCTATACTTTAACATGTACAACTGCTACAGATACTGGGGTTGCGGCTGTATTTAAAGCAGTTGATCCCGATGGTATGCGTTTAGACGATGCAACGGCAGGTATACCATATGTCGGGCCCATCAATTTTACGATTACAGAAGGGACTGGCTTTGATGTTGGCGACGAGTTTTCTATTCCGGTCATAGCAGGCAGCGGTCAGTATAAAATTGTCAATTCTACAAATGTAGATGGCAGCCAGGATGCTGATTGCATTCTTGCGGATGATGGCGACACGGCCACGAGCGTGGTAGCGGTTGCATATACAAGCGGGCACTTTAACAGGAAGGCCCTCGTATTTGGCGGCAGCGACACAGCGGATACACACGAAGCAAGATTGCGTGAGCTTGGGATATTCCTGAGCGATAACGTTTCTTATTAGAAAGGAGAGTGATATAGATGGCAATAAATCTTTATGAAACCAGGATGATGTTACAGGCAATAGAACGGTCACTGCCTGCACAAACATTTTTAAGAGACACTTTTTTCCCTAGCATTCAAACATTCGTGACCGAAAAAGTTGACGTAGATATTAAAAAGGGCAAGCGCAAAATGGCGCCATTTGTGGCTCGCAGGCGTGGCGGAATTACCGTAGACCGTGGCGGGTTTAGCACTGAAACCTACACCACTCCCTATATTGCCCCCCAGAGGGCCATTACTGTCGATGACATTATGAATAGAGGCCTTGGGGAAAATATTTACAGCACTAGGACGCCACAGGAAAGAGCACAAGAATTGCTTGCCAAGGATATAGCTGAGCTTGATGAGATGATCACCAGGCGCGAGGAATGGATGTGCAGAGAACTACTACTTAACGGTGTTGTAACAATCAAGGGTTGGGTTGATAGAATAGACGGCGGCGCAGATTATGTTGAGGATGTAATAGACTTTCAGTTTACGAATAAGAAAACGCTTACAGGGACTGAAGTATGGGGTGGAACATCGGATGACAAAATAGGTGATCTGAAAGAGATAAGGCTGGAGATCATTCAAAAGACTGGCAAAAACCCTAACATCATCATAATGGCAAATAACGTTGTTGATCTTTTTCTTTCCGATGAAGACGTAAGGACCCTATTCGACATCAGAAACATTACGCTTGGGTCTATACAACCGCGCATACAGATGGATGGGGTTACCTACGTTGGTACATTAAACGCACTTGGTCTTGAGATATATACCTACGATGAATGGTTCCTCGATGATGACGGGGCAGAAAAACCGATGATCCCTGACGATCACCTGATTATGGCTAGCACTGGTCTTGGGTCTAGGCTGTATGGTGCGGTGACGCAGATGGAGGAGGCCGATGGGCAGTTCCACACATACGAAGGCACCCGTGTGCCACGTGTATGGTCCGACATAAACAACGATGTAAAGATGATTCGCCTTGCTTCAAGGCCGCTGCCTAAACCTGAGGATGTTGATTCTTGGTACGTATTAAAGGTCAAATAGGATGGTGATGGCATGGCCATATTGATTAAAAGGTTTAAGGTACGACATAACGGAATAACATATGGTCCCGGTGAGCCTGGCGGTGAAATCCTGTATGGTCTGTCGCAAGATGAAGAGGACAAGCTTATAGCTAAATCTAATGGCACGATCGAGCGATACAATGAACCTCAGTTTGATCAGGAAGCGGAAAGCTCAAAGCCTGGCCCGAAATCAAAGGCTAAGAGACCTAGCGCTAGCCGCAAAAAAGAAGAATAATGGCGAACTTTAAGGATTTTGTCAAACATGATTTGGAAACCTTCATAAATCTTGACGAGTTTGCTGAAATACATCATATCGATGGCGTGCCCGTGAAGTCCATTATAGACAGCGACGTTTTGCAGATTTATAGCAATGTGAAGGCCGAGCAATATGATGGAGTTTACCGCAGCGTTTTGGCTCTCTATGTTAAAGAAGATGATCTTGGATATCGTCCAGTTAGAGACCAACATCTCGATATTGATGGGGCCATTTATATTGTGAATGAGTGTTCATCTGAAATGGGCATTCTGAAAGTCGTGCTTGGGGTGGCTGAGTCATGACGATCGAAATAAGAGAAGAACAATTTGAGCGTGCCAAGCTTGTCTTGAGCAAGGTCCCAAAGGGCATAGAAAGGGCCATGGCTTCGGCAATAAACAGGGCGGCTCAAAGTGGCAGAACAGAAGCGGTGAAAAAGGTGCGAGAGCGCTATATCGTAAAAGCGTCGACCGTCCGTGAACCGCTTAAAATTGAACGTGCCAGCTCCTCTTCACCTATTGCCATATTAAGGGCTGTAGGTAGGGTGATCCCGCTTTCTAAGTTCAAGATTCGCCCATCCAAGCCTACGCCAGGCAGGTCTAAACCAGTAACGGCGACGGTAATCAAGGGCAAAGGCGGCACCATACCTAAAGCTTTTGTTGCCCGCATGCCAACAGGACATGTGGGCGTATATCGCAGAAAAGGCAGACCGAGGCTGCCTATCATGGAGCTGTATGGTCCTTCTGTCCCTCAAATGATCGGGAATGAAGAGGTTATGCGAGCACTCGAAGAAAAGGCTCAGCAAACGCTTGATGAGCGCATGGAGCATGAGATTACCAGGCTCCTGGAGGGAATAAAATGAACAGTCCTGTAGATCTTATTGACTCTATTTGTGATTTTTTGCGTAACTCTACGATCATGAACATGGATTTAGCTACTAAGAAAGATGAAGAAAAGGCTCTACAAGTTATTGCCGGGTATCTGCCACCCAAAAAATCAGTGCCTGACCCTGACTTTCCGTTTGTTATTGTACGTATTGAAAGCTTTGAAGATAAATTAGAGGGTGCAATCGCAAATATCAACATGGTAATTGGAACATATTCTGAAGATGCGCAAGATGGCTGGCGTGACGTAGTCAACATCACTACAAGAATATGGTCAGAGTTATTCAGAAAGCGCGTTGTGGCAGGTAAATACCGAGTCGAATATCCATGTAAATTTGTTTTGCCGGAAGAGCAACCC